CGGTAGTAATTGGGATGGTTGTGCTGGAACTGCGCGGTGGACGTGACCGTGAACGGGCGGTGCAGCGCCTGGTTGCCATCGTCAACCGAGTAATTGCGGGTGCTGTACAGACCCGAGCCACCCATGCCGCGCAGGATCTCGGCGGTGTAGGCGGACTCAAACCCATCGATCAGGAAGTCCTGCTCGATCAGCCCCTGGTAGGCGGGCGGGATGCCGGGCTCAAGGGTGTCGATCTTCTGGTCCAGCCGGGCGACTTCGGTCGCAACCCGGGTGGTCAGACCTGCCAGATTGCTGGTGTTGGTCTGGACCTGGGACTTGACCTCACGGTCGTCGAAGAAGTCACGCAGGTTTTCATGGGTGGCGGAAACGAGGGCTTCGGCCAAGATGGCGTTGTGGCTGGCCAGGGGTAGGTAGTCGTAGTCCACCTTGCCGTCAAGGCCAGCCATGGGCACTTTGCCAGGGGCAGACTCGAAAGAGCCGTCATTGCTGGTGACCACGGCCACCGCCTGGTCGCGGAAGGTCAGCGCGGTGTCGCGGGCAGCTTCGGTCTGGTCCAAGGTGGTCGCAGCAGACGCAGCGCTTTGACTGGCAGCTTGGGCGCTGTTAGCGGCAGACGAGGCGCTGCCGGCTGCGGCATCGACGCTGGCGTCGAGCGTCGCTTTGCGGACATTGACGGTATTGAGCAGTTGCGTGGTGGCGTGTGTGAGCGCCGCCACTTCGGTCATCAGACCGCTGGCAGATTCAGCCATGGAAGGGCTCCTTGAAGAATTCGGGTCAGGTAAAGGCGTGGTGCTCGATCACCACCGCCTGGGTGGCGATCAGGTGCGCTGCCATCTGGGTGTAGGGCGCCGCGACCAAGGCATCGGCCTGGTCGACGTAGGTGCTGCACGCCTGTTGGGCAGTTTGGGCTTCGGTTTTGAAGCCGAAGGCCTCGTCGGCAGACTGCTGCGACTTCTTGGCCTGGGTGCGCGCCGTGGTGGCGGACGAGGCCGCCTTTTGCGCCGACTTGGTGGCCACTTCCTGGGCAGCATTGGCGGTGCTGGCCATAACCGCGCTGGTGGCAGCGGCCACTTGCGCTTGGGTGACAGACTGGGCAGCGGCGCTGGCTTGGGTAGATGCGGCCTGGGCCGATTGCTGGGCTTCGCCTGCACGGCTGGCTGCATTGACTGCGTGATCGCCGGCATGGGAGGACGAGACGGCGGCGGCCGTGGCCGATTGGCGCGCACGCGATTCGCTCAGCGCGGCATTGGCCTCCGAATCTGACGCAGCATCGGCGGATGCATCGGCAGCCGTGGCACTGGCGCCGGCGGCGTTAGCCGAGGCCGCCGCATTGGCTTCCGACGTGGAAGCCCGGCTGGCCGAAACAGAAGCCGCACTCGCCTGCTGGGCAGCCGTGCTGGCCGATGCCTCGGACTGGCTGGCTGCCGACTGGGCTCGCGAGAGCAGATTGTTCGCCGCCTGGTTGATCTCGGCATCCTTGTCCGCGATGAGTTTGGCAGGCGAGCGCACCTGACCGTGTTCGGTGTTGATCTGGGCATTGGCATCGCCATGCGCCCAGTCATGCACCAGGCCGCTGTCAGTCTCGAGTTGCGTGACCGAGCGCAGTAATTGATCTTTGATGGACATGGGTTTTCCTCAGAAATACGGCGGTGTGCTGGGCGTGCCCATCTGCTCGTGCAACCAGCGGTGCAGACGGTCGGCCAAGGCCATCTCGACATCGCCGTAAATGCTGGCGGCCTCCAACTCCTCGGCAGTCAGGCGCTGCAGGTTGCGGATTTCCAGCTGCGCGGCGACGCGCCAGCGTTTGGCGGGCAGCAGTTCCGCCTGCCACGGGGCCAGGAAACGCGCCTCTACCGCCTGCACATCCAGAGGCACGGCCAATGGCAGCACAAACCACTGCTCGCCCAACCGGGTGTTCAAGGCCCACCAGGCATCAAACACAGCGAATTGGAATTCCGAGAAGCGCCACTCGGCCTGTACCTGGTAGTGCGCGGTGAGCGAACGCAGCCGGTGCCGGGCCGCGCCGGTTTCCATCTCGGTGCGCAAGAGGCTGGGCCGAGGCGACAGGCTGTAGCCCTCCACCCGGGGCGGCGGCAGGGTTTCCGGCCAGACGGACAGGTTATTCACGGTGGTCATCGCACCGCTCCCATGGCTGGGTTGAGCCCATAGCGGCGCTCCAGCGTCGGCGCAATGCCGGTGCCCTGACTGATGGCACGCGCCATGCGGCCTTCGATCTGTTCGATGAAGACATCCAGTCGCAGGCCACCGTCAGGTTGGCGCTGCTGCTCAATGCGGGCGTCCACCCCTTGGGCCTTGTTGACCACGTTGACCTGCACGTTGACCGCCGGCGGTTGCGATTTGGCCGACAAGGCGCCACCCAGCGCACGCATCTGCCCGCGGGTGAATACCGCCTCACCCTCCTGGGCGATGATGGGGACCTCGCCTGAAACGATGCCGCCGCTGTGGAACCGTGGGGCACCGGTGAAGACACCAGCGGGTGATGAGCGTATCGGTTCCGATCACGCCACCGCTGTGGGCGACATTGGCCAGGGTGCCCATCAGGTCGCTGCTGCCGGCAGGGAATACGGCACCTGCCGCACCACCACCCATGCCTGGGATCACGCTGCCCAGCCAGTTGGCCAGCGGCAAGGTGATGGCGCGCTGGATCTGGATGCGCACCAGGTCGGCGATGATGGAGTCGGCCATGCTCTTGAAGTCCAGTTTGCCGGTCATCACAAAGCGGGTGAGCGCATCCTCCATGGAGCGGAAGGCGTTGACCGTGACCTGCTGGGCCCGCTTGGCGGCGTTGGTCGCATCGTCGATGTAGGAACGCAAGGCAGACTTGGCGCCGTACTCGAAACTGCGCTGGTACTCAGCATTGGCCCGCACCAGCTCTTCGACGATGGGCAGTTGTCGGGCCAAGGCGTCATTGATCGCCTCCAGCGTCTGCACCCGCAGGCCCGCATCTTCGATCTGGTTGGCTTCCTTGCGCGCGGTGGCAGCGGACTTTTCCAAATCGGTGCGGGCTTGCAGGACGGCGCGCTCGGTGTCCGTCAGGTCCAGCATCTCGCGCTGCAGCTGCAAGGCCTCGATGCGTTGGCGGTTACTGCCGATCAGGCCCTCGGTTATCTTGCGCGAGGCGGCCTCTTCCTTCTCATAGGCGTCGAAGGCCTTGTTGGCTTCCTTCTGACGTTCGATGGCTTCGAGCACCTGGATGTACTGTTCGGCCTCGGCCGCCACCCCCTTGTAGCCCTTGGCTTCAATCTGCAAGGCCCGGGCGCGCAGTTCAGCGGCTTCGCCCTCTTGGGTGCGGGTCAGGCGCGAGCGCAGCTGGTTGAGGAAGGCTTCGCCCTCGTTGAGTTTTTCGGCGGGCTTGGGTTTTTGAAAGCCCGACAGGTCCAACTCCATCCGGGGCTTGCGCGGCAGGGTCGGCAGGAACTTGTCGTAGATGGCCTGCACTTCCTTGGCCTGGGCCTCGGTGTCGAGCACGAATTTCTGGCCCATGACCCGGACTGTGCGGCGCTGCTCGTCAAAAAACTTGGCCACCTGGTCGACATACCCCGGGTTCTGGTTGATGTTGAAGAGCCGGTCATTGGCCGCGCGCACGTAGTCATCCCGCGCGCCCTGGAGCTTGGCAATCTCCGCATCGATGACCTTGGGGTCGAACCCCATGGATTTCATCGAGCGCAGCAGATCGGTCTTGAACCAGGTCTCGATGTCTTTGCCCACCACCGACAGGCTGTCAAAGGGTTGGGCAATCACGCGCTTGGCCAGCACGGCCGACTCGGCAATGAAGGCCAGGCCCGAAGCGACCGACTCCAGGAAGGCCAGGATGGCTTCGCGGTTGGCGGAGATTTTTTGCAGCTCGTTGCTGAAGCTACCGGTTTCCCCTTGCGCCAAGATCACCTGCTCGGTGAAGTCGGCCAGCACCGGAACGACGGCAGCGCCGATCTGGCGCTGTACGCCTTCAAAAATGGCAGACAAGCGCGTCAGGTTGTCGTTAAAGGCCTCCGATGCTCGAGCCACATCTTCGGACATGACCAGACCCAGACGCTGGGCTTCTTCCATGAGCGCTGTGATGCCTTCGCGCCCCTGGTTCAAGAACGGAATGATGGCCAGGCCTTCTTTTCCGAAGAGCTTGACCGCGAGTGCGGCCTTGTCGGCCCCATCGGGCATGGCAGAGAACTTGTCGGCCAGATCCAGCAGCACCTGCTCGGTCGGACGGATTTGCCCGTGCACATCGGTGGCTGACACGCCCAGGGCTTTCAGTGCCCCGCTACCCTCTTCGCCGTTGACCCGGGTGTCGAACATGGCGACCGAGAGCTTTTGCAGCGCCTTTGTCAAGCCTTCGGTGCTGACATCCGACAGCTTGGCGGCGTAGTCCAGCGCGGTCAGCGCCTCGACCGAGACTCCGGTCTTTTGCGAGAGCTTGAAGAATTCATCCCCGACGCGCGCCACCGGCATGACCAGAGCTGTGATGCCCACACCCAGTGCGGCGATGCTGGCACCGGCGATCAGACCGGCAGGGCCGAGCTTGCCCAGCACCGAGCCCAGCATGCCCAGCCGTTCGGTCGCCGCTTCCAGCTGGAACTTGGCATCGTTCGCAGCACTGGACAGGAGCTTCAGACCGCCGGAAGCCGGGGTGGCGGCTGCCTCAATCTTTTTGAGCGAGCGCTCCCCCTTCTCGCCGATCTCGGCCAGCTCGGCTTTCACCTTGCCGCCGTCGACCACGGACAGGCGGATGGAGAGGTTGCGTTCAGCCATGGAAGGAAATCAATCGCCAGGGTTATTCGTCTTGTTCAAAGGTGCTCATCAGGCCCGCCTCGACCGCTGAGAACAGATCGATCGCCGTGGCTTTGTCCAATCCCGTGCTCTCACAGGCCAGCATCCAGGCGTTCAGATCGAGCCCGACCACCCGGCCCTGGGCCATGCGCAACTGGCTGGCGCAAACTTCAATGGCACTGGCGGCTTGCCAGCCATCCAGGCTTTGGGGGGCGTTCATGGTGTACGGACACTCGGGACATGGCTCGGGACAGGCACTGCAATAGCTCGGCCCGCCACCGAAGTGCCATGCGGTGCGGGCCTTCAGGCGTTTTTTTCTGCATCCAGTGCGTAGAGGCCGGCGAGGTATTCACGCTCGAAGGCATCGGCTAAGAGCCAGTGCTCCATCAGGGCGGCCACCCCCTCGAGGGTGACGGCGGCGGGTTTGCCTTTGTCGTCGGCCACGCCCTCCCAGGCGAGCACAGCCAGCTTGGCCAGTTCGGTGATGAGGGTGGCGGTGCGCTCGCCGGCGGCAGCGGTGTCGGTACCGGCCACTTTGGAGGCGGCATGGCGGGCGGCCATCACCAAGGCAGTGGTGGCAGGACGGACCTGAAGGCGCACACCGGCGGCGAGCGTGATCCAGTGCGGCTCACGCGTGAGATTCAGTTTGATCATGAGAGACCTCGGAGAAATCAGTAAGCGGTGACGTCGTTCACCAGTTCGACGGTGAACATGCGCGCCACACCGGCGGCCTTGGCGGCTTGCCATTCGAAGGTGGCCTGAATGCCACCGGGGCCTGAGATGGAGAGCTTGGGCTTGGGCAGGTAGACCTCGTGTGCTATGAAGGTCAAGCGCCGATCGGCATCGATGGCGTAGCCGAAGGTCAGCTCCAGCGGGGTGTTGTTGGTGGCGGCATCGATCAGCGTGGTGTCGGCAAAGCGCACCTCGAGGTTGCCGGTCAGGCTGGCCACTGTGGGATCTGCGCCGTCGATCTTGCCGTCGGAGCGGATGGTCTCGATGCGCTCGAGGTTGTTGGAATAGGTCAGCTGCGCGGAGACCACATTGCCCAAGGCAGAGCCGCCTTGCTTGATCGATCCCTGGAATTGGTTGAAACGGATCAGATCGCGGCTGGCGGGGGTCGCGTCCAACGTGGCCGCTTGCTTGGCCTCGCCCTGGGCAATCAGGCCCACGGTGGCATTGGCCGCGCCGGAACGCGCAAAGCCCACCTGCAGGCTGTTGACCATGACGCCCGAGGCCACAAACCAGGCCGGGATATCCGGCAGGCCGGTTTCCAGCGTAAGGCTGGGCAGACTGGGTTTGCCGGAGGTGAAGGTGTGGGTGACTACGCCAGAACCACTGGTACTGGCATCGCCCAGCAGGGCTTTGAGCCAGATGCCGATGTTGCGCACATCAATGGGCACGACGATGTCACCCTCGACCTTGATCACGTCGCGGATCGGGGCACTGGGGTCACGCCCCAGGCCGATCAGGTCGTTGGCGATCAGCCCCTGCTCGGAGCCAAGGGTGGTGGAAACAAAGGGCAGCT